CAATACTGAGGCTCAAAGACTAATTACTTATCCTCATATTTATGGATTTAAAACGCCTGAAAAGCACATGATAAAGATGGTCGATGGCGATGCAAAATGCAATCGCAAGTGGAAAAGATTCGAGATTATGTCTAGTTGCGGCAATTGGATCATGCTTAAAGATGATCATCTTCATTATTCAGGTCAATGGGCGCATCAAGATTGTGGTGGTTCAGTTATTGATGGTGAAACTAGTTGTGTAGAAGATGCGTATAATCAAAGTCAAATAGATAAATATCGTTTAAATCAAGGAAAAGATGCTTCTGATAAAAATAGTCCGAAGCAAATTTCTAATGTTGCAGCAACAAACCCAGCATCTGTGACATCTGACGGTCATGGTTTACAAACTGGTGATCAAATACATATTAGAGACACAAATTCAAATCCACCTATTGATGGATTTTATTCAATTAATGTAACTGGCCCTAATTCATTCACAATTGACTTAGATCTTTCTGGTGGAGCTTCAGGTTTTAGTGGAACTTTTGATTTATATAATAGTCCAACAGCAAGTGAAGAGGATTATTTAAGTGCAAATACAAAAGATATTTCTCCAGAAATTGGCAAAAAATTAGAAGATTTCGATTGTGAAGGTAAATTAAGTAATAGAAAAATTATTGGTGGTCATCCTAGAACTGGCGCTCCTAATACAACATATTCTTATAATTCTCAAATTGGAGCTAATCCTTATTTTAAACATAGGCAGGAGTGTCGTCCATACAGGGGATCTCCAACCCCTCAAAACAATCAATGTGATTTGCCGCAAAGTGGTATTCAGTTGCAATCAATTTCTGGACATACATTTGTAATGGATGATTCTGTTGAAGAACCGAGTGGTTCTCCAACATGGGATCGTGAATTTGATTTTGGATGTAATAATAAGTATGTTGGCAGAACATATTGGAAGTCGGCTACTGGTCATTATATTGAAATGAGTGATGTTGAAGGTCAGGCTGGAGACAGCAATTCAACATTAAGAAATCAAGATAACTTTATTCGTATAAGATCAGCAACTGGAAACAGTATTGAACTTAATGATCATACTGAATCGCAGCCAGATTGTTCAGGTTGTCCGCCTAATATTGCAGGAAATCGTCGTGGTATTCATTTGAGGAGTACCAGCAATCATACCATTGACATGTCTGATGAAGGCAATGAACAATGTGGATCATGTCGTGTTGAAGGTGGTGTTCCAAAATCGAAGGCTAAAAAGGCTTATGTTAGGATTAGGACTGGCTATGGTCTTGAAATGAATTTTTCTGATGATTCAAATCAGGAAATAGCTGAAAATCAACACATACAAATATTTTCACCTCACAAGGGTAATATAAAGGGTCCTCATATTTTGAGGTTTCAAGAATCTGCTCCAAGTAATTCTGGATTAGTACTACTAAGAGTTGGTGGTAATTATGTTTGTTATACGGTAGATAATCATTACACAGTTGTTGGAACTGAAGACGATCCGAATAATTTAGTTGAATATGTAACTAAATTCAATGTAGTATATACTAAAAATGCTTATGTAAATGTTACTGAAAAGTCTCATTTATTTTTAGCTAAAAGTAAAATATTCCTTTTGGCTGGAGAAGATTGTCCTAGTCCAGAAGGAATACTTGGTCCTTGTTTGGCTCCAGTATGCGTTTTGAAAGATGGCGCAATTAGGGCTAGTGATCGTGTTTTTGCAAGTGCATCACCAAGTGCTCCTGTATTGAGTATTTTCCAATTGAAACCGTTCTATAAGACACCACCAGCAACAGGATGATAAAAAATGGTAATATTTGCAGGTCTACCTTATCCAACTCAAAAAACACCGAGAGGTTACTGGTATTCACAAGGTGGAGTCAATCAAATAAAATCAGACTTATTATGTCTTTTGCTAACAAACCCCGGCGAAAGAGTAATGCTTCCTGAATTTGGGACTCCTCTTAAAAAACTTTTGTTTGAACAAAATGATTCTACATTGCAGAATGAAACTCTTCGTGTAATTAGCAATTCAATATCCAAGTGGGAGCCAAGAATAGCAGTTAGAAATATTGAAGTTTCTTCGACAGTTGACTCATCTTCTTTAGACTCAGATGATGATGGAACTGAAAAAGAACATATTTTGTTTATAAGAATAATTTTTGTCGATCCACAGAATATAAAAGAAGTACAAGAATTAACGCTAGAAATGCCGTTAACATAAAAGGAGAATAAATGGCAACCACAAATAATTGTCCATTTGATATTGCACCGTATACGCAATCACAGTTGATTACGACTCCGAACATTTTTAATTTGAATTATACTAATCAGGACTTTTGGTCCATGAAAACACGTTTGGTTGAATTTACCAGACAAAAGTTCAGTAATGATTTTGCTGATTTTGTAGAATCATCAATTGCTATCATGTTGATTGAAAACTGGTCATTTATTGCAGACACTTTAAGTTTTAAGATGGATCAGATTGCGAATGAAATATTTATTGATACAGTCACTGAGTTGGAGAATGCTTTTCGTCTTGCGAAGCTTGTTGGTTTTGAGCCACAGCCGCCGATTGCTGCAAGATCATTATGGACAGCCAGTTTAAATAATTCAATTTTATCTGACTGTGTAATTGCTACTCCTTTCAATATTACTGTTAATGCTGGCGGAACAGCTATTACGGTTGAATTATTTCCAGCAGACTCAGATAATAATCCTATTTTTGATGATCAAATTGTTATTCCAGCAGGAAGTCTAGTTAACGCTAGTGTTGTTGGTCTGGAAGGTTCGACTCGTCGGATAAATACTGTGGGCAATGGCATAGTTGGTCAGACGATTACTTTGGCTGAAAGTCCTGTTATTTTTGATTCAATTAGAGTTTATGTTGATGGTGTTAAATGGCAACAAGTTCCATTTTTCACTGATTCTCAGCCTAGGCGTGAGTATAGAGTTGAATATGATTCGACCTATACTGCTTTTGTAATATTCGGTAATAATAGAGCGGGGCTTATACCCAATCAGGGAAGTAATATTTTAATTGTATACCGTCAAGGTGGTGGTTCGGTTGGTAACATTGTCAGTGGAACCATTGAAAAACAAGCTATTGTCAATGTTCCCGGTATTCCTTATGGAATTCCCGTTTCATTTAGAAATTACACTAAAGGTGAATTTGGTTATGATGGAGATACAATTGATGATATTAGAAATAAGTTACCAGCTTGGTCAAGATCACAAAACAGGGCAGTAACAGGCCTTGACTATAAAACTTTAACTGATCAATTTGCGACTCCATATCAAGGTCAAATTGGTAAAAGTACAGCTGTTCTTAGAAATCATGGTTGTTCTGGTAATATCATTGACATTTATATTTTAGCTAGGAATGGTGTTGATGGCCTTCAAGAAGCAAGTAGTGATCTTAAAGTTTCATTGGAAAATTATTTAAATAATGTAAAAATGATTACTGATTTTATTTGTATTAGAAATGGTTTTGTCGTAGCCGTAGATATTACTATTGATATAACAATGGATCGTTTGTACAAAAAATTTGAAGAAGAATTTAAAGTTAAAATACAAAGAAGGATAAATCAATTTTTTGCTATTTCTAACTGGGAATTTGGCGAACAATTAAAAGAAATTGATATTACGAAAGTTCTTTCTGATTTGAAGGAAATTACGAATATAGACATTACATTTACTACAGACGATCCAAATAATGGTGGAAATATTGTACTCGCAAGATTTTTTGAAATCATTCGTCCAGATGTAACAACAATTGGGTTTACATTTGAATAAGGAGTTGTGGTGCCAGTAGAATTAGATCAAAATCCGAAAATTACTGATGATGTAAGATTTTTACTGCAAACACCAGATGCAGATGGTTGTTTTTTAACATTTCCTTACAAAATTGATAATATCACAATTTATTATGTTGAAAGAAACTTTTCAAGTGGAAATCAAAATGAATATGCTGATAAAACTTATGATCCTAAAAAATTAGTTTTAGCGGAATCAGCAGAAGTTAACGCATGTTTAAATCCAACTTCTGAAAACATATCAATAGCTAAAAAATTAAGATTAGATGCAGAACAAACTGTAACAAATAATTCTTTTTACTTTGATCAAGCCAATCCTGTAAAAATAGTAGGAATTCCAACCAATCCAGCTTGGTTGACAGGCAAGCAAATTACAGGAATTAGCACTACTAATCCATCAATTATTACCTCTCCTTCTCATGGTCTTAATACAGGAGACAAGATTTTAATTTATGGTTCAAATTCTGTCCCTGCAATAGATGATGAATATGTAATAACCTACATATCAGCTAACACTTTCTCAATTCCTTTTAATCTTAATGATATTTCATATACAGCAGGAACAAGTGGTATTTGGTTTACTCAACAACAAAATGTAGATAACATACTAACTCCAATTGTTATTGACAATAAAACTACGATAGGAACATTCGAGTATATTTGGAGTCCTTTGGGTTGCAGAGAAGGAGATTATTTTATTTGTTGGACTTGGACGCCTTTAATTGGAGGGACAAGTTTATCATCACATATAAGATTTTCTCTTGCTGGAAACACTCAAGTCACAACAAGTATACCAACACATTTTACTAATCCTGAAAAATATAAAACATTGCTTGAAAAGTATACGCCTGAAATGTTCAAGACAATGATTTCCGACAAAGATTTAACACCAATAGTTTTGAATAATTTCAATCAAGCAGTTGCGATGGGATTCACAACTCTTGAAAATCTTGCCAATCAAATTGTTGACTTACAAGATGCTAATTCATTACACGAAGCTTTACTTCCATATCTTGCTAATTTATTTAACTTGAAATTAAAAACAGCAGATCCAACTAAATGGCGTGGTCAAATAAAACGTGCTATACCTTTATTTAAAACCAAAGGAACAAGGAAATCACTTGAAGAATCATTCTTTCAAGCTGGAATGAGACTCGTAAGTTATAAGCAACTTTGGCAAGTAATTTCAAAATACACTTGGCAAGAATCTTTTTTATACGAAAATTTAAGTTTTGATTTTATTTTAGAAAAAACACTGATAACTCCTTTGGATAATGATAATTTTG